ATAAATGGTACACAGAACATAAAGAAGATATTAAGCAATGGGAAAAAGAAGGTAGAATAGACTACACTAGATAATTTTTATATTTTAGATAAATGGCAGATTATAGTTCAATAAACGCTACTCAAGCTGACGCTTTTATCCCAGAGGTATGGCTTAACGAAGCACTTACTGCTCTTAGAAGCAATCTAAATCTTGCAAAGACGGTAAGACGAGATTTGGATGGTTCTGTTGCAAGTTATGGTGATACAATTCACATTCCAAAAACGGGAGCATTATCAGTTAATGCTAAAATTACCAATGAGAATGTAACCAAACAAGCACCGACAGACGACAATGTTTCAGTAGTTTTGGATGAGCACAACGAGGTAACCTTCTTAGTTGAAGATGTTGCTAGGGCTCAAGCCAATCAGGATATTAGAGGACTCTATATACAAGACGCTGTAATAGCACTTGCAGAAGAGTTAGAAGACGATATAGTAGCAGAGTATGCTAATGCAGGAGACGATATTACTTTTGATGATACAAGTGATGCGACAGTAGAGGCATCTATGTTACTCATTAGAAAAGCATTCGTTGACGCAAAAGCACCTATGTTAGCACCTAAGTTTCTTTATGCTAGTCCATCAGTAGTCAATGACTTACTTGGAGTAGACAAGTTTACTAAAGCTAACGAGTACGGTTCAAGAGCACCTCTTGTAGAGGGGGCAATCGGAGACATCTTTGGAATCAATGTGTTTGAATCCCAGTTAGTTCCTTCAGCAGGTTCTCCTGCGGTAGAACACTGTCTTGCTTATACTAAAGACGCAATTGCTTTAGTTATGAGAAGTTTACCAACGGATGGTAACGGAGAAGGTGTATCACAGGCAGTAGTAACAGACCCTGAGAGTGGAATCTCAATGAGATTAACTTCCAGTTATGATGCTAATGCTCTAGGTAGACAAGTAACCTTAGACTTATTGTATGGTATACAGACGGTAAGAGACGAGTTCTTATTTGATGTAAGTAACTAATACATTATGTATGTTAAGAAGCATGGCAGGGGGTAACACCCCTGTTGTGTTTTATAGATAATATGTGTAGCATAGATTATGGCATTATTAGTGAACCCCAGAGGGAGGGTCGTTGAAATAGATGGCCAACAACATATAGAAAAGAGAATTAAGGAAGGATTTCGGTTCGCCAATAAAACTGAAAAAAGAACGTACTACAGAGAAAGAAGAAGAGTAGAACCCACACAAGAAGGATGTGGGATTTTTTTTAGAAAGAATAATGACAATCCACACGGTTACGGGCAGTCTACTGCACCTTTAATTAGGGCTTTAGAGGACGCAGGACTTAGTGTAACAAGTGATTATTCAGGACAAGAGGTTGGAGTGGTGTATTCGTACCCACACCCGTTAGAGAGCTTACAGACAGAAAAGAAAGTTTTATATTCTATGTTTGAATCTACAAAAATAGACCCTGCTTGGAAACCTTATTTAGAAATGGCGGACAAGATATTTGTACCCAGTAAGTTTTGTCAAGATGCGTTTGCTAGTAGAGGAGTTTCTAGTGAGGTTATTGCGTTGGGATATAATCCTGACAATTTTTATTATCAAGAGAAAAAGAATGACGGGGTGTTTACTTTCACTATGTACAATGCGTTTGACCAGAGAAAAGGTTGGGACATTGTGTTTGGTGCTTTTGTTGAGGAGTTCGGTAAGCAGGAAGATGTAAAACTAATTCTTAAAAGTGTCCAAAGGAAATTACCGTTTCCTATTTTAAGAAGCCAGTATCCAAACGTAGAAGTAATTTTAGAAAAAGTAGACCAAAGGGAGTTAAGAGAATTGTTGTGGGAGACCGACTGTTTTGTATTCCCTAGTAGGGGGGAGGGGTTCGGACTGCCTCCTTTGGAAGCGTTGGCGTGTGGTACTGCTTCTATTATTCCAAACGGTAGTGGTATGAGTGAGTATTTTAATGACGAATATTTCATAGAATTAGAAATAGAAGGACTAAGACCCGCTATTTATGAAAACTTTGATATTAAAGTAGTCGGCGAAATGATTGAGCCAAGTAAAGAAGATCTAAAAAAGAAAATGCGATGGGCGTATGAGAATAGAAACAAGGTGTGGCAAATGGGATACGAGGGTTCTAAATGGGTCAAGGATAATTACACTATACAAAAGACGGGTATAAAACTAGCTAATGAATTAAGGAAATTAGGAGTTAGAAGACCAGAAGCGAGGAGTGTTGTTATGAATCCTAAAAAGAATAGAAAATCGGTAGCTTTCTTCTTAAAGAACAGAGATATGTATTCAGGGGGGAGGATATTTGTGTATCAGATAATTCAGGCGTTATGTGAACTAAATTATGATGTTACTATGTATACTAATATGCGACCACCTTGGGAAGACGATTTGAAATGGAATAGAGATTACAAAACAGAAATTATGTCTGTAGAAGAGTTGTTAGAATTGGAAGTTGACGCAGATATTTATATGGGGGCTGTAGTAGAAGGCAATGTAGCGTGTGCTAGAAACGGTAGAAGAACAGGCAAGCCAGCGTATTGTTTTATGTTTGACCCTATTCCTATGGTGGAGAAGTACGATGCTGATAGATTAGAGGGCGAAAAGCAAGGGTATTTTGAAGTGGATAATTTAATAGCTATGGGAGAGAGTATAAAGCCAGTATTTTTAACTAAGTTTGCTCAGGATTTGTGTCGGGACTATTACGAAAAAGAGGGTAGTGTTTTGCAACCTTGTGTGAACGATAAAATAGCGGATAAGTATAAAAGTAAAAGAGAAAACATAGTTATTGCTTCAGCTACTACAGGAGAGAGAGACAAAGGATTTGAACAAGCGTTAAAGGTATTTTCATTAGCACCAGACGATTGGAAGTTTCATATTTTCACAAGTTCAATGAGTTCTCAATTGAATGAATGGGTATCTAGGTATGGATTAGGGGATAGAGTCGTAGCTCATTATGACAGACCAGATTCAGAGAAGTATGAAATGTATTCTAAAGCAAAAGTAATGTTTTGTCCTAGTCCTTACGAAGGGTACGGTATGTGGTTAGCAGAAGGAAGGTATATGGGGCTTGAGTGTGTCATTATTGATTCAGGGGCATTGAGGGAAGTCGTAGGTACTGATAAGCATATACATATAGCCAATAGGGACGATGATTTGGATCTAGCAAAGAAATTGGAGAAAGCAATGAAGGTAAACAAGTTTATTGCTAGAAAGAAAGAGTTTAAGTTTGATAATTTAGTAGATAATTTAAGAAACCTGCTCAAATGAAAATAGGATATGTTTTGTACGATTATCCACTACCTAGTGAAACGTGGATACCACTTGAAATAGAAGAGTTTATTATTAGAGGTTACGATGTTAAAGTACACCGACTTCAATATCCTTATGTAGATATAAGTGATTGTGATTTCATTCTATCTCATTTTGCTCATATAGCACTTAAAGCTGCGAAGTTTAACAAGCCGTTTGGATTCGTTGCACACGCTTGGGATATTTGGACTGATAAGGGTAAGAAGTTCAGAGAAGTAACAAAAGACCCTAATTGTAAGTTTGTAGGATATATAACAAGTTACCATAAAGAGAAGTTCATGGAATGGGGAGTTCCTGAAGATAAGTTGGTATTCTGGGGTGCTAGTGTGGATGTAGACAGATTAAAAAGAACAAGAACTATGGGTGGTCAAGTTATATGTGGAGGTAGGTTTGTAGAAAAGAAAGGATTAGACACAGCAATTAAAGCAGTACCCGACATAATGGTATTTGGGGACGGGGAATTAGCTCCTAAATTAAAAGCCATATCTAACAGGGCGAAGTTTCTAGGTTGGGTGGATAGAGAGGGTGTGTTTGATTTGTTTCAGAAGTCGTGGTTATTAGTAGCACCCTCAAGAGTGGCAGGAGACGGGGATACAGAGGGCATATCAACATTAGTATTAGAAGCGTTGTGTATGGGACTACAAGTAATAACTACTAAGGTAGGTGGACAAAGGGATTTAGAAAAGTTTGGGGATAGAGTACATTTTGTTAAGCCAAACGATGTTGAAGCCATAAGAGAATTAGTAAAGACCTTACCTCATAATTACGATTTAAGTGCTAGAAATATAATAGCTCAAGAAAGAAGCCCTAAGGCAATAGTGGATAGTGTGGAACATAAAATATTAGAGGTAATGAAATGAAGGTACTTTGGATCGCAGACTTTTTATTAAAAGATAATAAGGGGGGTGCTCAACAGACCAATAGCGTAATGATAAAAGCGGGAAGGAAAAGAGGTCATTCTATTCGGGTGGTAAGTGGGGGCTCTCTGCCCGATTCTAAGGATAGGTATGATGTCATTGTGATTAACAACGTAACTAAGTATACAAAAGAGCAGATAGAGGGACTGGTAGCCACAGGGAGGGTAATTAGGTATGAACATGACCACTGGGTAGCAGAAAATTACCCAGAATTATATAAAGAGGTCAAACACACGATATTTTTAAGTCCTTTTCATAAAGAAAGCATAGAAAAGCAAATAGGATACAAAATTAAAAACTCAAGTTTAGTGCCTTCTCCAATAGATACAAAAAGATTTACACTAGGAAAAGAGA